AGGTTAACAAATCCAGCTATAGTAAATACTAAAACGTAAAAGGTTAAGATAATAGAACATACTACGAATACCGGGTAAATCCAGTCGTACCAATTAGATAATAGACCAGCGATAGAAGCTAATACTAATAGTAAAGTAATTTGGCTTAAAGTATTTTTATGAAGTGTTATTAATAGTTTTTTCATTTCGTTTTGGTTTAATTAAGAGGAGCGTCTCCACCCCTCTATAATTTCTAAATCTAGTTCACTAATAAGTAAACTTAAAAAGGCAGTGGATCTTCGTCTTTACCACTTGATTGCGTTTGTCCTTCCGGTTTCCAAGTGTTAACAGTTACCGTATGAGTCTTACCGTATTGGTCCGTCTCTCTTTTCTTAGATACTGTTAAGTTAATGTACTTCTTACCTTTAAACTCTGTAACGTGTTCTTGTGGTAAGTCTGTTAAACATACTGAAAAGTTTACAAATCCATACTGTTCGTTTTCTTTTCCGTTTCCTACGTAAATATTGTCTTGTGACATATATAAAAATTAAAATTAAAAAATACTTGTTAAATAAAAGTAGTTAATACTTCTACGTGTTGCCTAATCTCTAGGACTCTTTTTTTGATTTCGTCTATAACGTCCTCGTCTCTATCGAAGCTAAAAACCTTAATCCTATAGCGGCTATCTATATCCTCGTAGTTATGGTTAAACTTATCCCACTTAGGTACTAAAGCGTCCGGAGTACTCATTAAGGTATAGATTAACTTAGCCTTCTTCTTGCCGGTTAAAGCCATATAACACTGTAGCTGGTAAAAGTAATCCTTATTAGGTATTTCAGTCTCTAATAAAGGGAACGTAAAGCAATCCCAAGAGTTTTTAAGGTCTATTACCGTGTCGTTAGTTATAACGTCGGGAGTACCTTTCATAAAGTCGTTCTCGAATAACTCTTCGTTCTTCTTAATACCTTTTAGATTTAGCATCTTAGATATGTAATCAATAGAAGCGTCTTCTACGTCGTTACCCTTATCTAAATACTTACTACTAATATCTTTTCTTCTACCGTAGATTTGCTCTTTAACCCATTCGTCTACGTAGCTTAAAGTAGTTTTAGATAGTTCGCCTTTCTTACGAGCGTTAACCATTATCTTACCGCATTGGCTTGGACTTATTTTAAATTCTTTCATTTCGTTTTTTTTTAAATTAGTTCGCATTAGCTTCGCAACGCTCTTTAACACTATGTAAATCAACATTATTTTTAACTACCTTGTATTCAGTTTTATCTACTACCGTTTCGGGTGTACCGTTAAAATATTTATCAACTTGCGATTTAAAATCATTGTAGCTTTTATACCATCTTGCTAAGTTGTGTATTTGTTTTAAATTCATTTGTTTTTCCATATTGTTAAAAATTACGTTGTTTACATTTATCCGTTAAACTATTCGTCTTTAAGCTTTAATAATTCCTCCTCTACTTCTTTACTTACTTCGTACTTAGCTTTCACTTGCTCGATAGTATAACCCGATTTAAGACCTACTACTACGTTCTTCCATACCTTATGCGAAGAGTTTAATACATCTTTCTTAATAGGTGTAGGCTTTTTAGCAGGTGTAGGTTTCTTAGATTGTTCGCCCGAAGCATCAGTATCTTTGTCCGACACAAGCCCTAAAATTGCTGATAATGAGTACCTACGGTAGTATGAAATAGCCGACCCCATTACCTGAAATTCGTTCATACCTTTTAAAGTAACGTCGTTAGGTATTACCATTGTACTAGTTAAGCTTTCGCCCGTCTCAGCGTGAAAGATAACAGTTTCGATAGTGTTAGCTCCTAGTTCGTTAGTTCCTAATAATTGGCTAAACCCTAAACCGTTTTCTTTTAGTATTGGGTTAATTACCTCAAAGATAGCAGGTAGGTCTGCATAAGTATAACCGTAACCACTTGCTCCTTTGTGAATTACTGGCACGTTTTGTTGAAAGTTAGCCAGTGCCTTAAATAAATTCGTCTTTTCCATAGTTTATTTTAGTTTGTTGATTAAAAATAGTATTAATAGTACTTTAAGATCCGCAGTTAAAGCATTCAATCGGCGCTTCAATGTCCGTTTTATATTCTTCTCCGTTTTCATAAGCTTCTAAGTGTTTCTTCATCTCGAACTTAATAGAACTCTTCTCTATTCCGTTCTCTGCTTTGTTAATCTGTAATTCGTAGTAATTAATAATCTGCTCTTTTGTCATTCTCTTTATTATTTAAGGTTAATACTCTTATTCTCCACATTGTATCGTTAAATCTCTTTTCTGTGTGGCTATCTGTCCATTCTTTATGATTAGTGTAGCTACCCGGATAAGTACTTCTACTTATCCCCTTCGCTAGTCCTTTAAATTGGTTTGCGTTTCTCATTATCTTACCGTTTTTAATTGTTCCTTAATCTGGTTAGTTAATCTAAGCTCTTTAACGTCTTCATCTCCTACGCTTACGTATTCGATTTCTACTACTTCGATAGTTCCGGCGAAGTTATCAAACTCTCCGTAGTTAGCAGCGTTTACTTCTACTATTATAGAGAACTCAAAACTTTCTGATTCTACCTCTAATACTTGATTGATGTGTCCGTACTGTTCGAAGTCTAAGATTACTTGGTCGTAGTCTAATTCTAACTCTAATACTTCTTGGCTTACTTTCTGTAGATTTGTCATTATTCGTTTTCTTTATTCGTTTCTGTAAAGGTACATAATCTAGTTAATAAGTTCCTAATTATTAACTAACTTTTTTTAGACTTTTTTTAAGTTTCCTTTATTTACGGTACTTTTAGAGGCGAAAAAAGGGTAGCTATTAACTACCCTTCTAACACAAACCAAAACAAAAACACTATGAAAAAAACGAAAATAGGTTTAATTTCTTAATCAGCTCTCTAGCCGTTTCTATATCTAATTTACCGAATATAACCGCTAAGATTATAACAAACATAACAGAATAACCTGCAATCTTAGCGTAATCTACTTTTCCTATACTTGAATGAGGTAGCCTAACTGACCTAGACTCCTTAATCTCTTTAGCTACATTTCCTACAACTGGTATAGCGCTAACCGCTCCAGTTAATAACGATGATAGTATACTTTTTAATTTACTCATATTACTAATTTAACTATAAAAATTCGACTTTTATATTATTACTTATAAAAAGGTTCTATCTAAGTCTTCGTCAGAATATACGTAAGCTTCTCCCTCGTATAAAAGAGAGTTAGTTAACGTATAGTCTAAGTTAGTACTACTTACTTGGTCGTATAAGTAAATATCATAACTACCCGTATCTACCTTAATAGAAGCGCTTAAAGGTAATTCTGTTCCCGTTCTACCTACCTCTATTAACTGTAGAGATATAAAAGGACAAGCTACCGGAGACTGGTCTAAAAAGACAAACTCTTTAGCAGTTATTCTATTAACTAACCTTACTAAGTAATAAGGAGACGATATACCGCTCTTTTTATAAAATATTAAATCGTTAGTAGCTGATTGTAGTATAGTCATTAGTCTAAGGATTTACAAATAAGGTTTAAAAATTCAACTGTAATATTATCAGTATTAGAGTCGTTTTCTATCCAAAGTTCTACGTAGTCGTTTTCGTCCATTTCAAAAATAGTTTGAACGTGTATAGCTTCAGCTCTACCACTACCCGAAGTCGTTGCGTACATTTCAGAGTCAGCTATAATAACCCCATTCTTAGCTACGTATAATCCTATAACTTTATTATTTCCCGAAGTAAAAGAAGCTGTAGCCGATACTTGAAAGTTTCTCGTTAAGCCTCCGGTATAAGTTAATCTATTATCTGAATGACTGAATTTCTGATTAATAGCGTTAGCGGTTGACGTCCCTTCTATCTTAACCGGTACTCCTTGAGTCGTTATAGTCGTTACCGTGGAATTATTAAGCATATAATAGTTTCCTATCTCTGCTGTATTTTTAACTCCTCTAGAGTTATCTATTCTAGTTCTGTTATCCGTTTCTGTAATACCTGAAAGATAAGTAGAACCACCTGAAAAATTAACAGTATCAAAAATATACCCCTCTGTTGGAATTGTAGCACTTACGTCAGCTTCAATACCTACAGTAGAACCAAAAGCAACTATAGAAGAATAAATAACTCTAAATCTTCGTGTAATATTTAAAGTAGAACTAAGCTCTATAATACCCCCAGCGGAAGCGTCTCCTACAAATATAGAGTTATCAATACCTATAGTACCTACAGTACCGCTAAAAGTAAACCCCTTAGAGTTTAAAAATGCACCTTTAGAATATATCCAGT